AAGGCTTGCGCCTTCAACAGGCGTAACCTGCTGATTTTGTTCTTCTGACATGAATAACTCGTAGAGTTAATTACAGTCAAATAATATCACCGGCCAGGTTATTTGCGCTTTGGTTTTTTGCGTTTACCAGTGGGAACGCATTTGTCCTTGCCGCCTTTTGTGCCTGCATAACGGTAACCGGCCCAGCAAGATTTGCCGTCAGCACCTTTTTTCTTTTTTGACTTCATTTTTTCTTGCCGCCTTTTTTCTTGTAGCCCTTAGGCATGGGCTTGGAACCGTGGCAAGGCATTGTGATTCAGGCGTTGATTCAGCTTATCCGTCCGTAACGCCTGCGAAGCTGTTCAAGCGTCAGCTCTGAACCGTCATCGCGAACCATCTTGGCGATTGCGTCCTTTGGCCCATACTTGTTCGACAACCTTGTGAAATAAGCAACTTTTTCGCTGCCCAACACGTCTGCTTGCGTAGCTTTTGACTGCTTGCTCAACCACTGCCCATAGCTTTGATCCGCAGGGACTGGGCCATCCATGCTTGCTCGCCTGCCAGGCTTTGGTGGTGTAAGACCTAAGCCTTCATAGTCAACAACCGGCACCGTCGTTGACCTGCAGTTGAAATGCTGCGGTGGTTTTGGACCTTTGCCATACTCAAATTCACGACCGTCAAGCGCTCTGCAAATTGCAGACGTACGCGTGTCAAGCGTTGCAACGTAGCGATATTTTTGAGTTACGTCTTGATTTGCCTCGTAAACCTGTTGTGATGCAGCGTTGCTCACCTGATTGACGCTTGTCCTGACAATCGTCATTACCTGGTGATTTGCCATTTTTGTCAGCTCACCACCAGCAAGCTGCAACTGTTTTACAGACTTTGCGCGCTGACCAAATTCCAACTCAATATCGCCAGCACGTTCAAGCCGACCTTTCAAGCGTCGCGCAATCTCAGGCGTAGGCTCACCCGTCAGCAATCCTTGCCGCACAATTTGACCAAAACGCTCAGCCTGGCTTTCGGCTAAACCACGAAAGGCTTTTTCAACAACCTTGCCGTTTGGCATCGTGATCGTTGCACCTTGTGCAGCGGTCAAGCTAAACGTCTGCGGCGCACCCTGCACAGCAGCAAATAAATCATCGGACAACACAACGGCATTGATTTGAGTTGGGTCAGTCGTCACCACAGCCTGTGCAAACTGCGGTGAAATTTCAACCGTGTTGACAATGCTGCGGCTGCCAGCAGGTAAAACCTTTTTTAGCTGCTCTTCGACAAACTCAGATTGCAGCTCAGCCAAACCTTGCAGCTCAGGCACCATAACTTCCGTTGAATCACCGGCCCAGGTCGCAAGTGATTCCTTCAACTGCGCCAAAATCGACCTCAGCCTTGCGGCTTTGACCGATTCGTCAAGATCCTCAATTGCACGAAGCTGAGCAACAGAATCCAGAATAATATCGTTGTAAGCATTGATAATCCGCCTTGCAACACTGTTGCTATATCGATTGAGGTCAATCGCGTTTCGATACAGACTGGCGGGTGTTGTCATCAGTCAAGAATTCCCAGAAGCTCCGGCTCAATCTCAGTCAAAATTGAAACATCAGCGCCGCCGCGCAAAGCTTCTCCGACAATCATTGCGAATTGTGGAATCATGTCTTCTGCGGACTCATCTTCGTAGATGAGCTTAATTTCGCTGACATCGTATACGCCTTCTTTTGTGAACCAAGAAAGCCGCACAATTGCAAACGTATCATCAGGCAATTCACGCTTGCTGACAAATAACATCCGCTGACGCTCAAGCTCATCTTTCATGCCGAACAGCTTCCGCAACCATTTCATCATGCCGGGATTTCATCCTCTTGATTGGATTCCGCCGAAGCCTCAGGCATTTCAGGAGACGCTTCAGGTTCAGGCACAGGCTGCTGCATCTCAATCAAGCCGCCGTTTTGAGTTGCCTCAAGTTCGGCCTCAACTTCGAAATCATCGCCTAGCACTTCGCCGTCTGCAAGCTGAATTAACAAAGTTTCCTGAGTGATGGTGCCCGCTGTGTAGAGCTGCAGCAATGCCTGAATTTCTTGCGGCTCAAGGCGTGTGCCAAGGAAATCACGGTTGACCAGGCTGCTGCCGGCCTGCGCTTCCTGCAAGTAATCAGCATGGAACTGCAGGCAATTGTCAATCAAATCCTGCATGTTTTGCGCGATCACCATCATGGTGGAATCGCCTTGGCTGCGGTCCAAACGCTTAGCCTCTGCAGTTTCTGCGCTTAGTTTTTGGCCTAGCACAGCAGACAAGCCAAGGTCGTTGATCTGCTTTTCAATCTGATCAAGACGCTTGAATGATGCGTCAAACGATGCAGGATTAGGAGAAATGTACTCTGCACGGCCTTCAGCTGGAAATGCAATAGCCTCACCAGGACCAGCGCTAACCTCTTCAGCTGCAGACGGGAAACCAAAAAACGCAAGCATCGGCACGTTTGACACGTGCATGATATTGTCGAGATCACTTTGAATTTGATAAGCCTTAAGGTTCAGCTCTGCAATGTCTGACAGCGGTGGGCGTGATTCAAATACGTTGACGCGGTTGCTATAAGCGACAGCAAACGGAATGTAATCAAGGCTGGTTGTGCCTTCTTCAACAATTTTTATCTGACCTTTTTCATCGCGTTGATGAATTTCAAATGCACCAGGCGTCAACACGCGAATCTGCTCAACTTCCTTTTCGCCGTAATCACCATCGGGCACGATAACCTTTTCAGCAAGGCGAAGCTGCACAAGCTTCTGGGCACCATCAACTAGCTCAAACCTTGCGCCAAGTATTTCGCGTGGCGTGTAGGTTACCCAATAGGGCCTGCCGTTACTCCCAGCAGCAGGAGCATCAACGAGCACGCCAATGTGACCGTAACGAATGCACTTGCGAGCAGTTTCATAACACCAGACGTTGAGGTCGTTTCCTTGTAAGTCAACGTCAAACAGTTGCTCACGAATGTTGTCCGAAACATCATTCAACCTGACAGGCTTGCGCGTCAACATGCCCGCAAGCATTCGCTCAAGCCGCACAAGGTAAGGCGGACAATTTGAACGAGCCAAGCGATTATCGTAAGCCTCGTCTAATTCACGAGGTTCTTGCGGCAAGTAGCGGCGGTGCTTACGGCGCATCTCATATGTGCCGCCCAGTAAATCTTCAATCAGGATCCAATGTGGCTCTTGATTTACCCACGCCGCATTCGGATCGTTGACTTGTGAGACCTTTGCCGCCAATTGACGGTCATAGAAGTTGTAACCGGAATACACGGCGCGATCTCACAAGCCTATGGCAACAGTTTAGACCGATGCAGTTGCAGCAGTTAGCTGAACGCTATTACGTCCAAGCTTGATCTCAAACTCTTGACCAGGTTCAAAGCCAAGCTCTTTGACGTAAGCGCTGCCAACCAGCAAGTTACCATTGCCTTGCACTTTGGTGCGATGGGTAAGCTTGCGGCCCATCTTTTTAGGCTTTTTCAGGTCAATGCCTTTTGCCAACAGCACAGCTTCGTAAAAAGCGGTGTAGTTGATGGATTCGCTGCCATCAGTGTTAGCGCTGACGTAACCGCATTCGCGAATCAGCTCAGAACGAGGGACATCGCCAAGCTGACGAATGCGCTTGAGTAGTTCAGTGCCTTCGAGCATGTTGAGTAAACAGGAACACTGAAAAGATAACAAACAACATTCCCTTTGTCTAGTACAGCCTGATTCCAGTTCCGCGACCTGATCGTGCGTGCAGTGGGTTGAACAACCTCCAAACTGTGTAGCCAAGCGCATCGTTCATGTGGTCGTAGCCTGCATCCTTGTCGGGCTCGCCTTTTTCTGTGTAGCTTTGCAGTTCAAGGCATTCAATCGTGCGCTTGCAGTTCTTGGTGACCTGCAGCCTTATTTGACCTTTCCCGTTTTCCAGCAAAGCTTGAACAGAAGCCACCCGATCACGGACGGGAGGATTTGACCGGCCCGACTGGTTGCTGAAGCCATAGGTCTCCAAGATTTGAATGTCAGTCTGCGCGGCATTCGTGCTTCGATTTCCGCCTGATGCGTCAGGGTAGACATAGATGCGACGGTCGGCATATCGTCGTTTGATTTCCTGGGCCAGCGTATCGGTGTCATGGCTGCCGCTTACTTCGTCGATAATCATCAGTTTGCCATTCAGTCTTACACCGATGACAGCAGACATATTGCCAACGTTAAAGTCAACGCCAACATGCAAAGGCTCATGACCTGCATCAACGCTGTCTATGACATGCTTTTCGCGATCGAAGCGGTCGTAAACCTGACCGGTGGTTAAATTAACAAATTCTCCCTCCAAATACGCTTTTAACAAACTAGGATCATAATTAGCCTTGAGTCGTTCAACGAAGTCATCCGGCAAATGTGGATTATCCGTTGTCTTCATCTTGATCAACTTGCGATCAGTGCGCGTAAGCGCATCAGGGCTGCCAAATTCGTTGTAAAGCCACTTGAAACCTTCTGGCGTGGATGCAGCAGCAAACTGCCGTACTACACCGGAGCGAAGACGACCAAGAATTTTCGGGAACGCTTTTGAGGTGATCGAATAATTAACAACGTCTACCTCATCAGCGACGCAAAAGGCTAAGTTTAAGCCGATAATGCGCTGGTAATTTTCAAAGCTGCGGCACAGGATTTTTGTGTCACCTTGCGGCAGATGCAGTAAATATTCTGGAAGTGGAGATGATCTAAACGTATGCGGGATCTCGTAGGCCTCTAAAAAATTATCAAAATCATTTAACCAAATGTCACGGATCAGCGGTCCAGTGGGCTCCATAACACAGCCCACATAGCCCTGATTAGCAATCGCGAGTGATACAACTTTCGCCGCCAGGCTTCTCGTTTTGCCTGCACCGTAGCCCGCAGAGATCGCAAGGATTTGCGAGTCTTCATCGTCAACGAACGCTAGTTGGCCTGGATGTAAGTCTGCCTTGATTCGCGCCAACAGTGCGTCAGTGTCTAAACCTGAGGCATCACCTAGGACGTGACCGATCGGTGCAGCATTAAGGATGCTCAACGGTCAAACGCGTCATAAGACTTCCGCAGACACGCCTCACGCAACTGAGAGCGCTTTTCATCAATCAGATGCATACTGCTGACGTGGCAGTGTGAGCTGACACCATCAAGGCTCATCCACACGCGGTACATGTCAGTTTCAGGCAGGTGCTCATACCAGAATTTCTCGTCAGTCACGAACACAGCTGAGCCAGCTTGGCAGCGGTATTGATTGCGCCTAATGCTATGTGATATTGCCCAGCACGCCTTGCCTCCATCTGCAATGTTGAGCACTGTGACAACAGATCAGCAATCATCTGCGGGCGTTCAATGTCCCAATCAGCCTTGAGCTGATCACGGGCCATTTTGAGGTAGCGGTCACAGGAACTGGCTTTGACCCCCCAGTTTTCTTCTGCGTAGCGAAGGCAGTCAGACCGACGGCCACCGTTAGCAATGATGCGTGCGAAGCGTTTTGCACGTTCAACTGCTTGGCCCTGGTATGAGTTGCGTGCTGCCATCAAAAGTTATCCTCCTGTTCAAAGTGTGCCTCAGATGGTTGACATACGGCGGTGTTGCCGGTGAAGTCTTCCCAGCGCTTGACGATGACATCGCAGTAGGCGGGGTCGAGTTCCATGAGGCGTGCTTTGCGGTGGATGCGTTCGGCGGCGATCATCGTGGTGCCGGAGCCACCGAAGGAATCGAGAACGATGTCACCCTGCTTGGTGGAATTGTTGAGCTGGTACTGAAAAAGGTCTACCGGCTTCATGGTGGGGTGCTCGCCGTTGCGGGACGGCTTGTCGAATTCGAGAACAGTGGTTTGTTTGCGGTCTGAATTCCAAAAGTGACTAGCGCCTTCGACCCAGCCGTAAAGGCAGGGTTCGTGCTTCCACTGGTAGTCCTGCCGTCCCATGACGAGGGATGACTTGACCCAGATCAGGCATTGACGAATTTGCCAGCCGATGTCGTGGGCTGCCCCTCGGAAGTTGTAACCCTCGGAGTCGGCGTGCCAGATGTAGAAAGCAGCGCCAGGGCGAAGAGCGGTGGCAGCGGTGGCGTAGACATCGCGGAGGAACTGGCGGAAGTCGCCGTCTGCCATGTTGTCGTTCTGGATCTTTAGTCCGGTGCCGCCTTCGTAGTTGACGTTGTACGGCGGATCGGTGAGCCAAAGGTCAGCCTGCTTGCCATCCATCAAGCGCTCCATGTGCTGCGGGTTGGTGCTGTCACCGCAAAGCAAGCGATGGTTGCCGAGGATCCAGAGATCGCCTGGTTTGGTGATTGGTTCTTCTGGTGCCTCGGGAACGTCGTCAGCATCCGTCAGCCCTTCAGCAGGTAGCTGTTCAACCTCACCGATGATTTCGGCTAGGTCATCTTCTTCAAACCATGGAGTGATGTCTTGCTCTTCACTGAGCTGCTTGAGCATGTCCGCATCCCAGTCGGATAGGTCGCTGGTGCGGTTGTCGGCTAAAGCAAGACCAACCTTTTCTTCTTCCGACAAGCCGGTGCGCTTAACGGCAATGATCTCTGTGCCATCTGTTTCAATGACGCGCAGATTTTTGATGCCCGCCGCTTTAGCACCTTCAATTGTGCCGTTGCCTGCAAGGATGCGGTTATCTTCGTCAATGACGATGCTACGGGCAGCACCATAGCGTTCAAGTGATTCTTTGATCAAAGAAGCAGATCGATCTGTACGCTTGCGGGCGTTTTTATGATCTGACTTGAGATCTTTGATGCTGGTCACACAGATTTTACATCTGCAGAAAGAATAGCAGGTTTTGTTACAGTTTCAGCTTTTGTGCCTCTTTGTGCAGGCATTCAAGGAAGTTTTTCCGATTGCTCAAAATATAACAGTTTTCGTTTTCGGTCAAAAAATTGTGTTTGTAGCGATGTTGCAGGTCAGCAGTTGTTTGGTGGATTTCATGTGGTTGGATGGTCTCTTGATATGGTCCAACCGTCAGCAATACGAACCCAGAGGATAGGTTTCGGATTTTTGGCGTTGGCGAAAGCTTGTTGGAGTCTTGCGTCATGATCTGCGATGGCTTGACGGATGTTGCTTTCTTCAGCTTGGCGAAGGTGTTGTTGCTTGTCCATGATGATTGAGAAAATTTGATGCCGGGAGATAGATCGCGACTCGCCACGCGCCCTGCTTTTCCGTTTGCACACGGTGTTGTATGGCTTTCAGCCGCGGACCAAACGGCATCGGGCTTCCCGGCAGTGATTTAACCGAAACCCTTCTGTTCTCGTTTTACGCGAGTCTGCCTTATTTTTTTAGCGGCGTTTTTGATGGCGCCTTTAGTCTTAAAACTTTTGGGGTCTTGGAGAAAAGTTTCACCTGCAGCACCAATATTGCAAGCATCAGCACCTGACTTTGAACGAAGGCAACCTGCGTGTGGAATTCGGTGGTTGTAAAGGTTTGCCATGATCAAAAAGGCAGAGTTTCTACGGTGACCTGAGAATCATTGAAGCCGCATAACACGGCGTCGTCAAGAAGCTGTTTCAGCTCGTCATCGTTGTCTGCGTCTTGATACCAGTCAGGCGTGGTGACGCGGTAGCTTGGACGGTGTGAGGCTTCGTATTCAGCGTCTAGGCGTGCCTCGTACTGTTGGCGTGCTTCGTACTGAAGCAGTGATTCGTGATGGTAGTACATGAGTTTGCCTCTTAGCGGTAATTGGTAAAGAGGGGCGAAGCCCT